TACTATTTTTTGTATTTTTCTTTCCTTGATTTCATTAGTCATTCGCTTACCTTCATCTATTCTCTTAATCTTTTCACGCGCTTTATTCATTTCCATTTGAATTGTATTCCTTAGTGATATCATTTATATACACTGTGATTATTTATTAAAATTTTTTAATATATTGACATAAGATGACGTCACAAAATTATTCATGTTAGCAATTTTTTCAAACATATAGTTTTTAACCGCGGATTCTCTATTACTATTTTTTAATTTTGTTTTTTTTATTCTCTTTCCATTATGCGAACAATTATTATTACTTTGTAATGAACACGAATTAGAATTATTAACTATATTTTTTGTTTTTTTCCTTTTAGGTGCCATTTATATACCCTGTGATATTTTTAAACCTTAGTTAAAAAATAATAAAAATAAAAAAACAACAACAATGCCCGGAGGATCTCAAACCAATGTTTCTGGTCTTTCTTTTGAAAAACAAGTTATAGACCTTCTTTTCCAAAAAGAAATGAATAACGGTGACCTATATACAATGAATGGTAAAAAATTTATATTTTACTCCAAAAAAGCTTTACATAAATACTTGGTAAAACAAGACATGTACAATTCTAATGATTGGGACCATCACAAAGAACCAGATTTTTCATTACTAGACGAAAGTAATGAGACCCTTTTCCTTTTCGAAGTTAAACATCAAATCGACGAAGGTTCGTGTGATAATAAAATTAGAGGTGCAGAATCACTTCGACGAGAATATAAAGAATATCTATATCCTAAACTCAAACATGTATACATGTGTTACATATTAAACAGGGGTCAGGAAACACCAGGTACATTTGCATACGGTTTTGGTATTAAAAAACTAAAAATACCGATAAAACATAACGAAGATGATGGTATTCCTTTCTTTTTTGCTGAAAAAACCGACAATCGGTATAAGTTGTTTAAGAAAAAAAGAAAAGGCAAAGATGATTTATGGATACCGTATCCTTTACAATATAAAATCGATACCAACGCTATTGAAAATTGGATGATATCAAAACTTCCGTCGTCAACGAACCCGGATTCTTTGAATGTATAGCACGTCTCGCAGGAACATCTTCTATTTTATAATCCTTAAAACCACTGGTTACGAGATCAACTTTTGCATTAGACATGACGAAACTAATACCAGAACTTTTTAATAAATTAAATAAATCTTCATGATCACCTATACCAAATCCGTCTTTCGTATACCCTACAAAACTCTTAACACTTTCAGGTGCATAAGGTGGATCCGCATATATAAAATCGTTATCGTTTATAGTTTGTGTGAATGGTACCCTAAAATCACACCATTTAAAAACTACGTTTTTTATAAGATCTTGTAATTTTATTAGTTCGTCTAAATGTACTATTAAAGGTGTAGTTTTATAATGTCCATATGGTACGTTAAACCCATTTGGACCTTCTCTATATACACCTCTAAAACACGTTTTATTTAAAAAAATTAATGTCGCGGCATGTACATGTGTCGTAGGTAACAAATCGTTATACGTTTTACGTACCCAATAATAATAACTTTCTTTTGATGTCATGCCTTCTTCTTCAGTTTGTGGTTTACGGTTTACTTCCGTACCGGTTCGTGTATCGTACGTGGTAAAGAGTTCAAGTAAATGATCGTGTACATCTTTGGGATTCGTTTGTATTTGTCTATACATGTTGATTAACTTTTGATTTTTATCGTACACGTACACTCTACCTTTTACGGTAATGTCTTTACTCTCAAGTAATCCAAATAGAACACTACCACCACCCACGAATAATTCGTGATAATTTTCTATTTCCCGTGGAAAAGTTTCCAAAACTTTATCGAGAATTTGTGTTTTACCACCGACCCATTTAATGATAGGTTTCATTTATATTAATTGGAATCTTCTTTTTAAACTAAGTAAATCTTTTTTATTATGGTATAAAACTTACGATAATAATAAAAAAGTGTTCAATGTAAATATTTGAGGTTTCATTTATTAGGTACTTTTCTTCGTTTAGATTGAGGTGTTCCTGGTGCAGATTTATTTTTTTTAGATTCTTTATTATTTGATACCCTACTATGAGCAGTAGTAGTTGGTTTTAAATTTACATATTGTTTTTCAATTTCAACATTTACCGCATTTCTAAAAAGTTGTGCTGCTTGTTTTTTTTGTATTTCCGTTTTTGGAAAATTATTAGGGTCAACATAAAGTTTTGCCACATATCGTAATAATCTTCCGTTGTTATAATCTAAATTAATCATGAAATTCGTATTAATATTTTTTTTTAATTTCAATGGTTGATTTGGTACAAGATAATTGGCTATTTTTACAAGAGTTTTTATAGAAATTTTACGATTCGAAAAATAAATATTTCGCATTTTCTGACTAAACTCCTGTTGATTCATTATTAGTATATAGTGATATTTTATTGAAAGACTTAATTATATTTTATATACTTTCATCTTAGATGGTGTGTTGCAGATTCATTACGAGTTGGAAACCTTATAATACATTGAAGATAAGTTTCTCCACAAAACGTCTCGGATCCAATTAAAGTATCCCCCAAAACTTCTACATGTATAATGGCTAAGGCGGTCATCACATGGTTTATTGATAAAGTCCATAATTAACAAAAGTCTCTCACCCTTCTTGAACTCAACTTTATGTAAACAGTTGTCAGCTTCCAAAAATACACCCATGTTTTTTTTGAATGGAAACTCCCCGTATCCTTTTATAGAAAACATTGTATCGCTTGTATCATGAATTGGAATGACTAGACGATACTGTTTCACTTGTGCACTATACCTCTTGATGTCGTGGTGGTAATTTTCATAATACTGAGACTTCATACCCTGAAAATAGTACCGAATCCAACATCTCTGTAAATCGAGAGAATTCACGGGATACAAATCTTCACCAACAAATTGCGATAATTGTTTCAAAAACTTTTCATTCGAATAAAAGTTCAACTTTACATCTTCGTTTAAATTTTTGTTTTTTTTAGCCTTTGTCAAAAATTTATCAACAAGTTTCCGGCGACATGTATCGGACAATATATTTTCAGCGATTACAAATCCTTCTCCTTTAACGACCCGGTCACCATGTGTATTGACATCACAATTTAACTCTATGTTATCAACCTTTTTACTGTAGAGAATAAATGGTAACACAAATATAATTATCAATAATATCGTAATGAATATCATATATTATATATAATTATTTTAAAACCTTAGTTAACTCAATTTAAAAAAGAAAAACCATTATAAATAAATGGAGGAGATACGCAAGTACCATAACGAGTCCAAGCGTCTCCTCATCCAATCGGCTACCCGCGAAGGCGACAGTATTTTGGATGTAGGATGTGGATTCGGTGGTGATCTCCAGAAATGGAAACATGCTGAAGCGAACATAAGTATGTGTGAACCGAACCCAGATTCACTTAAGGAGGCTAAGTCGCGCGCAAAGAACATGAAAATACGCGTTAATTTTTACGAGGGTGATATATTCGCGTGTCCTCATAGGAAATACGATGTTATCTGTTATAACTTTTCGTTACACTATATATTTGAATCGAACACGTTATTCGAGACGTCTTTATTAGCAATTAAGAATAGAATGAAACCCGGAGGTGTTTTTATAGGAATCATACCGAATTCCGATAAGATTATCATGAAAACACCAGTAAAAGACGAGTTAGGCAACTACTTTTTAATGAAACATACGAGTTCGGGTAGGTTCGGTGAAAAGTTATACGTCCACTTAGCTGATACACCGTATTACGCGAGTGGACCTAAAGTCGAACCTATAGCGCACAAGGACATGTTGTTTACGCGCATGGAAGATTTGGGGTTTACTTTAACATTGTGGGAAGATCTTAAAGGGAACCCGGTTTCGGATTTGTATAGTAAATTTAGGTTTGTGTATAAGAAATGATTACTTATTTTTATTATTAGAGTTTACCTAATATTTTATCTCACTTTATGATAAGATGATACTCGCGTTAATACTCCTTATCATAAATATACTCATATTCGTCAATACGAAAGAACCTAAGGAATTAACCGAGGTTCGCGAAAAGTATCAAGTTCTCAGGGAACACCTCAAGGAAACCAATAACGAGGAATTCGATATGTTATACGACGAAATTCCTATAACTGCACATTACCGTATTTCAAGGGGGGCCGTAGGATATAATTCTAATAAGGGATACGAAATAGGTTTATGTATAGACGGTAACGTAAATGAAATTTTCCACGTTCTTTTACATGAACTCGCGCATGGAACAGTAAAAGAGTATTCGCATAGTAAAGAGTACTGGAAAAATTTCAAAAAGTTACGTGAAATGAGTATCGATTTAGGTATATACCAGGAGATAACTAAAAAAACCAAATTCTGTAACAAGTACGTACAGGATAAATAATCTTTGTTAGTATTAATAAAGAAACATGGCTGAAATAACATTTAAATCACTCGGTCAATCAACATTCCTGTGGGCACTTCTCATGGGTATGAACACATCACCTTTAATTTTTGATAACTACTGGTTTAACATAACACTCCTACATTTTATCGCGCCCGTTTTCATTAATAGGTTAATGAAAGGTGGTGCATTTTTCGGGTACGCATCTCTTGACTTCCCTAGCCTTATATTGATGTCATTCTTTGCATTTCTTTTTGCTATACTTGTTTCTCAAATTTTTGATAAGAAAATACAAGAACACTATAAAAATTACGGTAAAGATGCGAGAAGTACAGGCATTGTCTATTCACTTCGCGTAACTGGTTTTATAATTGGTATGATTTGTGCATACCCTTTTGTTACAAGAGAACACGGTTTAAATGGATACTTTATAAATTCATTTAATTAAAAGTAAATTTTAAGCATACCTTTTAGCTATATAAAAAACAATCGCAGCAACTACACCAGTTGATGCTAAACCAATCATACTTCGGTTCCCTTGGTCGTTAAGAAATGATGGCACGAAATTCGCTAGTTTTTCTTGAACTGGCTTACTAATTGCTATCGCAGTACAAACCGCGACGACGAGAGCTTGAAATTGTTCATCTGTTAAATTAAATGGGTTTTTAGAATCCGAAGATTTATTTTCGGAAGATACCTGTTGCTGAATAGGTTGTTGTTGCGCCATCATTGGTGCTTGCATTAGAGACTGAGTCATACGTGGATCCTGTGCCATCATTGGTGGTTCGAGTGGCGCTTCTGCTTGACCCATAATATCAGAAATTGCAGTTGAGTCCATTGTTTGTTTATTTTGACCTATATTTTTTTCAAGCATAATATTCGGCATTTCTTGACGTGTCGGTGGTGGTAAAGTAGGAGGATTTTGAGTAGCAGAATTATCATTAGCAATAAAATTCGTTGATTGATTAGAATTTAATGCAACCATACCATCCCCGGAGGTATCAGAAAGATTCATAGTATATAAGTCAGTCATATACTTATACACAGGTTTTTTCACTTTTAATGATTACGCGTTAGCCTGGACTATTATCGTAAAGTATATTTTGGGTATAAAAACCCAAACGTTTTTACAATTCTAGGTAAATCGTTCAATTCATCGTAACTAGACATATCGTGATCTATATAAATCGTTTTAGTTTCATGACATACATCAATCAATACACGATACCCATCGTCTTTATCTGGTGTTTCAGTTTTCAATTCTTTGTATATTGTGTACGATGGTATAAAAGCTTGCTCTGGTATTCTGAATATGTTTAATGCTGAACTTATTCGTCTAGAAAAAAGCCGTATCATTTCTTCTTAATAACTTTTAAAGCAGTCGTCTTTTTAACTGTGTTACGATCACCAAGTTTCATGTTACCGTGTCTTGGATTAAACATCTTTTTGTGTGTTTGCCAATATTGTGGCGCGCCCACCTTGAAATTTTTACGTAAGGTTGCCTTATACCAAAAAACACAATCCTCTATTCTATTACTTTTTGATGTATTATCCAAAACTAAACACTCGTAATTTTCCGTACACGAGTCCATGACCTTATTAAACATCTCGAATGTAGGAAAAATTCCAAAAAATGATTTATACAACTTTTCACGATTTTGAATAATGTTTTCACGAAGAATAAACACGTAATCGACGTTTGCCCTGAGTGCTGGAGGAAGATCCATACAATATTGCATGGTTAACATGAAAAATATCTTCCAGTGACGACCGTTCATAAAACATTGACGAATACACGTATCTTTCATGAATTTTGAATCATACATACAATCATCTAAAAGAAGAAAAGCGCCACAATTTGCTTTACCTGCACCAACGAGTTTCCTTTGTCTATCCATGACACGTTCTATTGCTTCTCTGTCGTAATCACCGTATATAAAAAGGTCAGGTACGTACTTTTGATAATAGTGATTACCTTCTTCAGTCGCCGATAAAACAATACCGGCTGGTAAATGTTTCTTATGGTACAAAATATCCGTAACAAGCGTTGATTTACCGGTATTACGTTTCCCTATAAAAACACAAACTTTGTCATCCGCCATGTTTTCAGGTTTGAATTTCCGAAGTTGAAGATTCATCTATCTTAACGCCTCGTTTTATTTTATAAAATTTTACTCACATAAGATAAGAATGGCTGGTAGAATAAACCTTGCTGTCACTGGAGCTCAGGACCAATGGCTTACTGGAGAACCCGAGTTTTCGTATTTCCTTATGAACTTTAAAAGACATACTAAATTTTCAATTGAGGCTTTGGAAACACCGATAGACGGTAATGTTGATTTTGATACATCCATAAAATGTACAATACCTTCGAATAAAGGGGACCTTATTAGAAGCATTATGCTTAAATTTACTTTACCACAACCAACGGGTACAAAAACATCCTCGAACCATGATATTCGTTATATTAAATCTATAGGAGCAAATATAATAGAACACGCAGATTTACTCATTGGTGGTCAAACCATTGAACGTATAACGGGTGATTATATTTACATGTATAACCAATTACACCATAACGGTGACGATATAAACCAAACACTCTACTTTTTAACAGGACATAACGAATACATAGCCGTTACTTACAATTGGGATTATAATGTAATGTTACCGTTTTACTTTTTCAGACACCCGAGTTTAGCAATACCCGTGTGCGCACTCAAAAAACAACTCGTCGAGATTCGAATCAAGTTCAAAAAGTTAAGTGATGTGACACTTCAATATTATTACGGTGCCACACCCAAAGAAAGTGAACCACCTTCGGATGTATCTGCAAGTATGAAAAAGGTATCACTCATTACGGATTTCTTTTTCGTTTCTGAAGACGAAAGAAATTTCCTAATATCGCGACCAATTGAATATGTCATAACACAACTTCAAATGTCAAGATTTAAAATGGATGTATCCCAAACTAAAAAAGCCGTTATGTTAAACTTTAAACACCCCGTCAAGGAAATGTTTTTTATAGCATACCCCGATCTAAACCTTACGGGTCACGTATTGTTAAAAAACGTAACCTTAAAGTTTAATAATCAAGAAATTATAAACACAGATTATAAGTCTTCTTTTACACAAGCTCTAAGAAAATATACAGGGTATCCAAACAATTTCGATGTACATAGTTTTTCACTATTACCCGAAACGTATTACCCAACGGGACAGGTTAATTTTAGTCGCATAGCACACCAATGGTGTGAAGTAAATTTACACAGGCAAAATAATGTAAAACCAACAGATGTATTTATATACGCAGTTAACTATAACATTTTACATATAGAAAGCGGTCTCGGGGGTTTAAAATTTTAGTAAGTTATACTAGTAATGGCCGGTCGTGTTCAATTAGAAACATCCGGTCCACAGGACATCTTTTTTACGGACGATCCCGAATATACGTATTTCGTAAAAAATTTTAAAAAACATGCCAACTTTGCCTCATTTACAACAGATTTAGACGTTGAAGGTGAAATTGAATTTGGTAATACAATTGAATGTACTATACCACAAGATCAAGGCGATCTCTTAAAAAATATTAGTATAAAAGTTGAATTGTCAGCTTTAGATCAGGATCTAAAATCACAAGTACACAATACAGACGCACAAGGTATAGGTTATAACGAAAGTATAGGACACGCCATGATAGAATATATAGAATTATATATTGGAAGCGAATTAATACAACGCATTCCTCGTGATTTCTTAGCTATATATTCGGATAACTATGTCACACAAACAAAACAAAATTGTTTAAAAGAACTTATAGGTAAACCTGCGGTTGAATATTCGGGTAAAGAAGTTCATGATTTATCAATACTAGGTAGTTTAGGGTATTCTACTACTGACAGTAATTATTTTATAGATATACCATTTTACTTTCATAATAATCCAGAACTCGCCATACCCTTATGTGCTATACAAAAACAGGAAATTAAAGTTGTTATAAAATTGAGCGAAATTAAAGATTGTATTTGGTGCCAAAGTGACACAAGCGGAAGTGATAGAGCTGTATATACAGGTTTATCACCTAAAAATATGATTAAAGAATTAAAAATTGTACCCGAACTAGTATCATTAACAGAAGAAGAAAAAATTAAATTGAAAGATACACCTAACGATTATATAATAACACAAATACAGGAAAACAAATTCACAATACCATCCAGTTCTACATCAGAAAAGTTCAGACTAGATTTTATAAACCCCGTAAAAGAATTATTTTTCCTTATACAGACAGAAAATTCAGGAATAGTTAATCAAAAATTTTACAGTGCATTCGATTACGATTTTTTTAACGGAATTTGGGATAACACATATATAAATTATGAACACCTTAAACATTTAGAATTAACATTGGACAATTCTGAAATTATTAATAAACAAACGGGTAACGTTATAAACTTGCGCGCTGTACAAAGCGGTATACATCATTCGCGAACACAACTTTTTAGAAGATATTATTCGTATAGTTTTGCTTTAGAACCTGAACGTTGGTATCCTACAGGTCAAATCAATTTTAGTTTAATTAAAGATAAAAATATAAAACTAAACCTAAATCCTCATAACTCCAGTAAAAGAGAACTTAGAGTTTTGGCACATAGTTATAATATACTCCGAGTGGAGAAAGGTACAGCTAGAACACTATTTTAATAAAAATGAATTTACAAGAAAAAGAAGCAACTGTAAACATAATCGAACAGTTACAAGATTCCGCTTTAAACATCATCCAACCTGTAATGGAACAATCCATGGTACTCGCGGCTGAATACGCAAGTGCATGCGGAAGAGACACTGTATTAGGTAAGGATATCGAATACGCGATGAAATATTGTGCAATGAACGAGGTGGGTAAAAAAATTGGAACACATTTTCCAGAAATTTATGACAGTGAAAATGATTCCGATGATGAAGAAGATGATATTGAAGTAATAAATGAAGAAGATGAAGATATTAAATTTGAAAGATACTCAGGAAGACAATATAAATACGTTAAAATGAACATGGCATACGATACTTGGAATACATGGACACCGAAAAACATGACAGAAATGATGTTAAAAAATGCTATAGATAGTAATGAACACATCGGGACCTAAGGGATGGACAACAAAAAATGATGATTATTTTCATATATCAGACGATACAGGCTCATCAGATAATGAAAATGATACCGATATCGAAACTGATACCGAAACTGAATCTGAATCATCATCAGGGTACAATTCAGGAAAAGAGGAAAAAACGAAAATGTTAAAAGGGTATATAAAAAATACAAAAAAGTATAAAAAAATTTTATTCGAAGACGATATGCTCCCAGAATAAAATCTGTATTTATAGTATAAAAAAATGTCCGCCGCTGCCGCTCAACAAGCTATTACACTTGTCGCCTCGGAACTCGAGTCGCAATCTCTCAACGCTATCGTCGCTGGTTTTTCCTTCGCCGCCGCCCTTTCGTGGGTTGACTTGGTCAGGTGGTTGGTTAACCAAGTTATCAAAGTTAACAAGAATGGTGGTATGAACTATACTCTCACAGCCTTGCTCACAACTCTCTTGTCCATCTTCGTCTTTATGGTCACTTCCAGAGTGTCCTCTAAGGTCAGCAAACCATCTGCGCCAATCTTCGCGGTTACGAAGTAATTTCAACTTTCTTTGGTTTTTTAATAACTAAAAGTAAAAATAAACCTACCGCAACTACCATAAATATAGGTATAAAAGCATCCCAGCTATGCACATCCTCACTAAATTCAGAGGGGATTTCCATAGGTGTAGGTAAAGTAACGCCCCGTTCATGTCTAGGTACAGTCTCCATTTTATCAGTCGAACATGTTACTGCTAATTTTAGTATATGATTTGCGTGTCTAAAATCGTAAGGTATAAGACGGTTATTACTACTATAGTAAAATTGAACACGTAAACTCGATATCGTTTTTTGTTTACCACTATCAAAATTATGTTCGACAGCATCGTCTACACCAGAATAATTGATCACGTCCCCACACATGAGTATTCGTCCAGTATAAAAAGGTGTATCCGAAAATACAGTCTTATTAAATTCATCAGATCCGCTACTCAGTTTTACAACAATAGCATCTGCACCCTGTAAATTAATACTACCAGTCGTCAACGAAGAACTACTCGATGAAATATCAGATGCTGGTAAACCAAGTATATCGTGTGGTGTAGTATAACCAGGGGAATTTGTATTATACCCATTCGTACCCGAATAGAATTTGAATGTAAAATCACCCGAGCCTGTAAAAGTTATTGCATTTGTATCTTTATCAAAAGTAGCACCAGTTATAACAGTACATGCAGTTTTTACAGCGTCAGCAAGTTCTTGACCGCTATAATTTCCAATGGGTATAGTTACAGTCTGAGTACTCCCACCGTTTGTTAACACTTGCATTTGATTATTCCTTTCGTGTATGAGAAACTGACTATTATGAATACGTGCTGATATCATGGAAATCTTAGTAACGTCATAAATAGGGTTTTTTAAAGTAACAACATAGTCTGCAGGATTCGAATAAGAAACGGGATCTCTTTCTCCACTATCTATGTCTAAGGTATATACCTTCATTAAAATATAGGAGCATTATTTTAATGAGTGTTTTACTTAATTAAATTATTTACGAAAGACTATGAGATAATGGATTATTAGCAAGTTGACGTTTTGGTAAATTTAATGCATCCTGAGAAGCATTAGGGTTAAGATTACCCTTATACGCATTGAATTGATTATAATCGTTCAATCTATATTGCTGCGTCCATCCACCATTGGCAGAGTTAACCCGTCCGTCTATACGTGATGTATCCGAACGAACACCTGTTAACATACCACCTTGGTTCAACGGATCGGCGCGAACATTCATTCGACCTGCACCTGCTGGGCGACCAGCTTTACCTCTTCTATCGGATGGTCTAAACCCAAACTTCATAAGTTCATCGACTGTGTTTGAATCACCATACACTCTATTTTCACCAATTTTAGTTGCGGGTGAATTCAAGTACCCGTGTGCAAATTTATTAACATTAGGAGCCGGCATGTTAGAATACTGATACGCTTCAATATTACCATCCTTCTTGTTACGCGTTGGTTCTGCTGCACGAGTTAAAGCAGAAACTGTTCTTTTGGGTGCAGCAGTACTGAGAGTATCAGTTCTGAGACCCGTTTCGGAACGGTTCGTCGTACGTTTTGTTTTTTCGTGTTCTGTCCTTGGCGTTCTACCGGAAAATCCTTGAGCACGACCACCTGTTGGTGGAAGACGGTCAAAAAGAAACGATGTTGTTTCTGGTTTATTATGACCAATTTCACCAGCAACTCCTCTACGTCCACCATTAACGTCAAATGCAGGACCACTTCTCCCTGGAAGTGTATTTAATTTATAAGCACCGACATTAATCGGGTTAACTCTAAAAAGTTGTTGATGACCACCAACCGATGGGACGTTTGGATCAACACCCAAACCTGGACCAACATTTTGGCGTTCAACTGGTGAAAGATTATTCATTATACCACCATCATACATGAACCTATCTCTCATTTCCAACATTTCTACACCAGATGTTCTTGTATTTGGTGGGTTTGGTGAGCTTTCTACTTCTTGTCTATTTCCATATACATGTTCAACCAAAGGTGAAGCTGGTCCTAAATAAGCATCTCTAATTGTAATATCTCTATCGTTAAATTCCTGTGGTTGTGTATAACTTTCCACATATGTTTCATCTGGTTTGCTCAGTTTACGACCAGCGTAAACGAGACCTGCTATAGCCATCAATGATATGGGGTCAGCCATTCTTAATTGTTATTAACATTTTTATTGAGATACCTTTGCTGAAACAAACCATTTTGAAGTTCCGATCGAGTACTCGCAGGTTCATACGATCGTGTTCTAAGTGGAACTTTACAGGCTACATTTTGAAGTGGGTGCAAATTTTTTTCATATGGTCTAGCTAAAACTTTATTAAATCTGGATGTGGATTGTGGTCGAAGAGCATCACTGGATTCAATATATTCCGCTGGTGCTCCTTTACCTGCCATGTACGGAGCCGTACCATATAACATCGTATTTGGTCTCGAAGAAACATAGTTTAATGTACTGGGCTGAGGATACTTCAATACCTCTTCGGTTGCACAAACTGGTGGGACAGCATGATCACTGACCATTTTCATTCCTGGTTGGAGTTGATACGCCATTTACTATTACATAACATTTTGTTTAAGAAAATCGAGTATCTACTTTATATATTTTTAATTAATTATCTTCTATCATTATTTGGCTGTAAACCAGCAAACGCTTCTAATTGGACCCCTCTCGAATCTGGATCGCATAGACGTGGGTCTTGTCTACACGTTTTTTTACCCTGTTTACCGTGTAAAAATTCATAATATGGATCATTTCCTAAAGACGAATTTGCAGTACTCACAAACTGTCTTGAACAGGCATTTCGTTGGTACTCTGGTAAAGACGATTTCGAACGCGATGGACCATATTCAATACCGTTCGTGGTAAAAAAGTCACTTGATTTCTTAACTGTAGAATATTCACAAGCACTCGGTCTATCTGGTCTATCATTAAAATCGGATAACAATACGTTACCCATTGGGTTATCCTGAGTTGGTAAAGTACACGGTTTTTTTGGATTTTCATGAGCCGTTTTAGCAGTAACGTGTTTTATCATGTCTGTTCTTTCCATTATATAAAGAACACCCAAAGCTGTACCACCCAAAACAAAAATACGTACGTCGCGGTTAATAAGGTATAATATACAGGTCGCATAAATAATAAATCTTGCTGTGGCATTAACACGCTCCTCTGGTGTGAGCGAATTCGATGGCCAAAATTCTAAAACTTTATCTGTCCGAATGAGTTGTTTTGGATCTTCAAACCAAGACGTCATTATTTATATATAGTGAGTTTATTTTTTACCACCTAACATACCACCTAACATTCCCTGCATTGTTTTCATGAGTGCTGCTTCATCAAGTTCTCCTCCTTCACCTGAACCCATTTTATCCGCACATTCCTTTGCTACATTTTCAATTACAGAAAGAGTTTCTGCTGGTATAGATTTAATAGTCGTACCTAACATGTATAGTGTTTGAACATATTGCCATATAGCATTCTTTGTATTTTCGGAACATGTATCCCAATGCTCTTGAATATTAACATCTTTCATAAAATCCATATTTTTAGATTCGTTTATGAAAAAAGTATCATCTCTAGATGAAATTTTATCAGCAAATGGTGTTACACTCGTCATAAAACCATCTACTACCAATTTAGGATTGGCTTCTTTCATTAAATCAAATGCCGATAAACATTTTTTTAACCCTTTTTCTTCTGGAAACGTCTTGTGCAATTCCACAAGAAATTGACCCATCATTTCGTTGAATGCGGTAACAGAAGCCATTTTTATGTGTATAATATATGTTTGATATCTTTAAGTTAGAAAATTAAAATGGTTCTGAACTAATAGTCTCCTTCTTACCTAAACCATTCGAAACGATAAAAAATACTAAAATTGCAACAAGTGCAGCTGGTTTAGTATACGCGCTAAGTGTAAGCTTACCTTCGTTATTAAGTTTTGCTTTAAAGTGTATATACCCTGCAGTAATAAAACCTGCAATCAAACCTGCCCAAGCAGGATCTCTCAAATAGTCTTCAAACTCCATTTATTTATACATGATGTTTTTTTGTCGAGCTTCAGCTGCATCTGGAAAAAATACACCGTCGTCTTCTCTTGGAATTTGTTGTGCCTGAGACGCAGAAGAAGTATTAATAGTTTTGAACTCGTTATTCATGAAATCTCCACTCGTTTGAACAGAAGGGGGTGATTGTGAAATTGGTGATGATTCAATTTGAGGTTCCTCATTAATTTCTTCGGTAGATTCCATCATTTGTTCCTGATTAGGAACTTCATTTTCCATAACAGGTTCATTTGATTGAAAATCCTGAGGTTCTGGGTTAAAAGGGTCCGTTTCGACTTCTTCTTGATTACCATCGATAAGTTCCGGATCTTCGGAATCTCCAACTTCCGCATCACCTAAATCGAGATCCTGACCTTCCTGTTGTTGTGACATATACGTTTGTAATATTTGCTGAACAGGTATGAGTTCCTTTACTGCATTTTCAATACATACCGAAAAACGTTCATATAATTTATCATTCCTAGTATGCTCATTTTGTGATTCGTGATATATATAAGGATCGTTATAGAGAGATTCAGCAGCTTTATTATAACACATTTGTATGAAAACTTCATTTGTAGGAAGTTTAAGAGAAATTTTTTTATTATCTTTACTCAATCTTACCGCTGATAAAATCTTAACACAACTCACGAATACTGCAGCTAACAAGTCGTTAAACCAAGCGCACCTGTTTGCAATATTATCCGTATGTTGTTTAGACATAGAATCACTCCAATTTGGAACTTCTTTAAGGAGTTTTTGGTACATTATAAGTACCTTCCTCCCTTTCGACAATTTATACCCTTCCTCATACATTTCTTCAAAAGTCTCAATCATAACTGGACACATCAATATACAAAGTTGGCCAAGGTATTCTCGCTTAGCCTCTACTAATATGTTAAGGTTATCCATTTATGATAGAGTAGGTTTTTTATAAGACATTATTTTCGCGCTCCCCTGTACTTATTAGCCGTTTTTTTCAAGTTTACAAGCGTTGGAAAATCTTCCATATCATCTTCTTCTATTTTTTCTTCCTTTTCTACACGTCTAGGACGCCAAGATATACATAATTCGAATTCACCTATATGTTGAACAAAGAACCCTCCTATATCAAATTGTCTTATTAAATATTGTACTGCTTTTGTCCTGTCAAAATGAGGATACCCCATAACAAACGATGGAACTTGTACAAAAACATATTTATTACCTAATTCAACGGATTGACGTATTTTCTTAGATATTTGCTCATACAATTTAACATACGTTTCCTTTTTCAGACGTTTACGCTTATCAGCTATTTTAGATATTTCATCTATACTGATCATTACAATATGTTTTAATTATTTTTTACAAATTATTACTCACTGTTCTTAGGTGGTGGTGTAATAATATCCTTATTCTCATACATTACCTGCGAACTTAAGATTTCTTTTTCAACAAGTAAGTTTGTGTTGTTTTTTAAATAATTAATTTCACTTTCTCTTACGAGTGTATAATCTAAAAATTCTTGTTTAGGTATATCATTTGTAAACACACCTTCATTAGAAGGTATTTTTATGTTTATAGGTTGTGTACGTAAACTTAATATAGCAACAACAGGTTTTTGGTCAACCATTTCCTTCTTTTCATTTTGGAGTTGACTATACTTTTTCTGAAACTTTTTTAATCGCATATCTTCAAGATCGGTTCTTAACGTTTTCATCTCCATTTCTCCTATTATCTTTAAAAGTTCCTTTTCCATTTCGACTGTATTTTGATCATCAAATTCCTTAATTTCGTACCTTGGACCCATATTAACAATACGTATTATAGCTGAAACAGCAAAGCCGAAATCAAATCCTTTATTACCATGTTTAACTACCATAAACATACACTTACATATTTTACCAGGGTTTTCAGAATCTATACTTTTATAAATATCCGCCGATATAGTTTCTATTATATATGTACACAAACCTGTCCTTTTTGAAACCTGATCATTTGTTTGTAAAATCATTTCCTGCATGAGATCATGCGTAATAGATAAATCGGTTTTTTCATATTTTAATAAATCGAATTCGTCGTCATTTATATCAGAGGTAGGATTATATGTATACTTTTCCGTCCTGTATAGTGAGAATATAACGAACAATACCAATAGAATTAAAACAACTTTGTTCATCTTAATATTAAAAATTATTTTATTTATTAAATTTTATTTACCCCTCTAAACTCACTTTTAGGGAAATATATTTTTAAAACTCAACTGCATGTGGAAACATACTTTCATGTTTTATGTATGTGATCTCATGAGAGCTAATGAAAAATTAAAAAAAAAACCGAGATAAGTGCACTTAAGGGGGTAAATTTTTTTAATGGTATGATTTTATTGTGATTTTATTGTGATTTTATTTTAAAATATTATCTTAAATGTCGCTTTTGATATATAGCCCTCAGTGTAACCATAGCTTGGATATTATTCAGTATATTAACAAAAATGAAAGTTTAAAACAAATCGTTTCGTATCATAATATTAATAAATTAGGCATACCTCCACAATTCAGGAATAAAATATCACGCGTTCCTACCATGCTTACAAAAAATGGTAAAATTTTGGTCGGTAACGAAATTAAAAAATGGCTCGAATCTCTTTTACCAACACAGGAAATTGAAATGACCGGATTCGGTTCATGTAACATGACAACAATTGATGATAACGAAAATAATTCAGATATGTTTGGTTTAGATGATTATGGTACGTCGTTACAACCACCGATGACACCGGAACTTGAGGAAAAAATAAATAAAAGTGTAAATGATGCATATAATGCACAATCTAAACAGTAATTAAAGAAATGAAACAAATCATATGTAAATGAAGTTGGCAACGGTTCAGGCTTCTGCTATAAAATCAACTTTCGAGGTTCTTAAAGATATACTTAACGATGTTAATATATACTTTAAACCAGATGGTATGTATATAGTAACACTTGATACAGCGCGTACATCTCTTGTAGATATGTATTTATCATCAGATAATTTCGAAGAATATACTTGCGAAAACGAAATAGTAGCTGGAATAAATGTTTCTAATACATTCAAACTTCTTAAATCAATATCTAATAGTGATGTATTAGTTATTCATATAAATTCAAAAGAATTTATGGATATTGAAATATTTAGTGAAATTAAAAAAACATCTACTAAATTTGCACTTAAACTTCTCGACATAAACGAAAATCAAATTGAAGTTCCTAATATGAAAATGAATACAATAACCCCAATGTTATCTGCAGATTTTCAAAGAATATGTAGAGATATGTATAATATTGGTAACGATATAGAAATAACAAGGGAAGGTACAAAATTAAAACTACACTGTAAAGGTGATTTTGCGAACCAGGAAACGAATATTGAATGTACAGAAGAAAGTCCTAAAATATCAGGTATTTATTCACTTCGGTACATGAACATATTTACTAAAGCAACAAGCATGTGTTCAACTGTTCAAATAATGCAAGAAGATCAAAACAGATTTCTTATACTCAAATATAATGTTGCAAATCTAGGTGAACTTAAATTTTACCTTGCAACTAAGGTATCCGAAGATCTGTAATATAATCACTTTCCGTACTTAAAGTTTTAGTTAATCCTAGAGCATTTTTAATTTTAATGTATGGTAATTCCTGTTCAAGCATTTCTTTATCGTAATATAACATGTCACTTATTTTAACTTTTTGACCATAAAAATCACCTCGAGGACCTGCATACCTCTTTATTTTATTTAGTAAATCCTTGACAGGTTTATCATCCGAATCGAGCAATTGTGCACTAACGATTGGTATGTTAAACACCATGCCTGGAGTATTTTCAGGTGGCCATTTATGATTCATATCATACGTTAAAAATTTATACATTTTATCCATATACCAATATTTAATACGAACAATGGTTTTATTAACATTATTCGGTATACATGTATATCTATAATCAACACCATTTAAATCTTTATAAAAAGATTCAGTTTGACCATCCCATTCTACATATTCATCTGCCCAAAAATCGTCAATGTCGTCTGGTACCTTCCTATTATTAACATAATACTCCATAGATTGATCTATGATTTTATAATTTGGTTTTGATGTTATATATTTTATTCTATCATAAAACCATATTATAACACTGGTTAAAAGATTAACTAACATGTATATATAATTATTATATGGAAGGAAATTTTTTAAGTCGATATAACAACAAAATACAAGTATGGCAAGAACTAATAAAAAATAATCCTAATGATAAAACCATGTATGAAAACGAAATGGCAGATTATATAATAAGGTGTATGCCGTATATGAAACAATATACTGATGAAATAAATAAGGAAATATCAACGGATAATATTTTTAATTGTAAAGAAACGACAGGTTTACAAAGAAAAGATATATTTAATGATTATCTCATAGAAGTAGAAAATGCTAAAGGTGTAGATAGACCAATAGTTAAAAAACCAGAAACGTGTCCTAATTGTCCGGAAAGTACCACGTACCATTTTACAGATACTAGCGATATCGTGTGCGAGCAGTGTGGTTTAATAATAGCAACACCAATTAGCGAAGAATTAACATACAGAGAAGAACAGGAAACTTCTGAAAAAATAGTAAACTATTCATATAAACGTGAAAATCATTTTAATGAATGGTTATCACAATTTCAAGCGCAAGAAACAACTAATATACCTACAGAGGTAATAGAACAATTACGAAACGAACTCAAAAAAATTAAAATCAAATCTTTAGAAGAAATCACACACGCACGTGTTCGAAGTCTTTTGAAAAAACTTAAACTAAATAAGTATTATGAACACGTACCATATATAACAAATATTTTGAGTGGAATATCACCTCCAAAAATGCCACAAACATTAGAGGAAAGATTACGTATCATGTTTAAGGATATACAAAAACCATTCGACGATAATTGCCCATCGGAACGTAAAAATTTTTTAAGTTATTCGTACGTTTTATACAAATTTTGCGAACTTTTGAGTGAGGATAAATACTTAAAATATTTTCCACTTTTGAAATCTAAAGAAAAGTTATATCAACAAGATGTCATATGGAAGAAAATATGTATTGATCTTAAATGGGAATATATACCAACAATTTAATTTTATTTACCCCCTTAGATCCACTTTTAGGGAAATATATTTTTTAAACTCAACCGCATGTGGAAACATACTTTCATGTTTTATGTATGTGATCTCATGAGAGCTAATGAAAAAATGAAAAAAAAACCGAGATAAGTGTACTTAAGGGGGTAAATTTTTTTATAAATTTAATTCCAAAAAAAATATTTATACATGAAAATGGGAAAGGACTTATACAAATCAAATAGTATAATTAGTGTAAGAAAATTTCCTCGTTATTTACGTGAATTTTGGAATAATACATTTAATAAGAAAAATTTTAGTGAGTCGGTTACAACACCTAGCAATAAATTAATGAATAATGTGAAAAAAGGACATGGTTTAAAATTAAAGGTAAAGAAGAAACGTACTAAAAAATAATTAAAGATATGCATTTTATATAATGTAAATGAATGATCCGTATTACAATTTCTGTTTAGAAGAGATCAAAATCTATACAGAAAAGATAAATGAAATTATAAAAGAAGGAATCAAGGATCCCAAAGCGTATTATGAAAATTCAAAAAGTGAATGGAAAAAAATATACCAAATGATACCTATAATGTATTACATGAACCAAATAGAACAGGATGATGATAAAACCAATATACCTTCTTTACCATAAATTTTATATGTGTATTATAATAATGAGTACTAAAGTAAATCAAGATAATGCATGGAATAAACCACGTAATGTTATAGGAGGTAAAAATGGAAGAAACCCTAAGGAATATAAAAATGCAGAAAATTTTTTAAAAAAATTTAATATTAATAATTTAATTGAAAATAATATTAAAAAACCAAAACCAAAACCAATTACAAAACCAAAACCAAAACCAATTACAAAAAACAGACTAACATATTGGGAACAGGAACTCAAAAAAGCTAAAACAAAAAAAGATATTAGAAAAATATTCCTACAAGCTTCGAAAGAATTACATCCAAATAAACGTGAAAATAAGAAACGAGGAAGTATTGAATTTAATAAAATTTTTAAATTATACACTAATCTATCCCAACGTACCTAACTTCCAATTCTGTGTTTACCGTTGTAGGAAAATTGATAAGGTACGCTTCAGTGAACCCCGTCAAACGTAGATAGTTTTTTGACTGTGTTACCATAACTTCGGTCATGTTTTTTACAGATTTAAGTTCAATAACGGTTTTATTATTTAAAATTAAATCGGCGCGAAGATTTCCTATAATATGTCCTTCAAATTCTATAGGAACTATTCTTTCCGTTTCGTAGTGTACCCCATGTTTTCGTAAGACAACTTCCATCGCATTGTGATACACGCGCTCACTATAACCGGGACCAAGTACTTTGTATACATGTTCCGCATAGTCGCGTATCATTAGTAAGTTA